CCCATCCATGCAGAGCAGGGCTTTGCGGTCGCTAACGCGCACCGCACCCGTATCGTTGTTCGCGCCACTATGGAGGCCGTCCTCGTATGAGCACCCCGTTACAACCCCTGATCACCAAGGCCGGATTGGCCGCCATCTGGCGCGCGGATAACACCGGTGTTGCGGCGCAAATCACGCACATCGTGGTGGGCACCAGTGGCTACACCCCGGCCAACACGCAGACCGCGTTGCGCACCCAGGTGGCGAAATACGCCATCTCGGATGGCCAGCGCCTAAGTGACAGCCTGATCCACGTCACCGCGGTGGCTGACGACGCCAAGGCCTATTGGGCGCGGGAGGTGGGTTTTCTTCTGTCGGACGGAACGCTGCTGGCGGTCTGGTCGCATCCCACCGAGGCGCTGACCTACAAGTCGGCCAACGCTGAATTGCTGCTGGCCTATGACCTGTCGCTGACGGCGTTGCCGGCCAATAGCGTCACCATCACCTCGACCGGCGCGGGTTTGAACTTGACCCTGTCGGCCGAACTGGCCGCGCTGGCCACGGCGAGCATTGCCGAAATGCTGCGCGGGGTGAAACAGCAGGACGCGCTCGACAGTCAGGACAAGCTGAACCAGCAACAAGGTCAGCTAATCCTGAACCTGATGGATCGCATGCTGGCTGTCGAGCAGCGCCAGGACACAGACCGCGACGGCTTGTTGACCGCCATCGCTGCCAATGCCACCGGCTTAATTACCCTGCAAACCCTTTTCTCTAAAACCACCCTTGGAGTTTGAGTCGTATGAGTCTCGAATCGCAAATCGCGGATCTGGTAACGGCCACCAATAGCCTGATTACCACTTTCAACACCAAAAAAGCCGGCATTGACGCCGCTGTCGCGTCTGCAATTGCGGCAGTCCCGTCGAATTCCAAAATCTTTTATGTTAACCAGTTGTCCGGCGACGATACGGCAGCTGGCACTGCGGCTGCGCCGTTGAAGACTATCGACAAAGCGCTCAGCAATACCCCATATGGTGGCCTTTGTGTGGCTTACCTTCAGACTGACTATGTAATGTCCGTAAGCATTAACGTTGACGGTCGGTTCCTCCATCTGCGCTCGGATATTTCCGGTACCAGGCGAAAAATTACCAGTAGCTACTACGTGGTGTCTGACGGCTCCGCCACCTATCTGGCTGGCCTTGTCATGTACAACGGTGGTCAGGTCATGGTGACCGAACTTTGGATTGCTTTACCGTCGCCGACTGGAATGAACCCAGTGCCGACTGGTTTCGTTAATTCGTTTTTCAAGACCAACTCCAGCGCGGGTACGGTTATTGCCGCCGTTAAGATGTCATTTTGTGAGGTGACCGCTGCGGCGGACTTTGTCGGCTGGGTGGTTTCCTCGCCAAACTGCGCGATTATTTTCGAAGTTATCACCGTAACTTTCCCAGCGAGTTTCGGCGGGCGTTATGTGAACGGCGTCGCGTCGGGTACTAACCCTGCAACGCTGACCAACCTGCTTACCAACTTGTCGAGCCTGTGAGGCGAAAATGCAAAAAACGAACTTGTCTGTAGACTTCGGCGGCCAGACTTACACCGGCTTTTCTTTCTCCGAGTTGCCATTGGCGGCGGCACTGTTAGCTGCCTGCCGTCAAATTGACCAGACGGCCGACGTGGCTCGCCGGGCAGTGCTGGGCGACTCGTTGCGCGCCCTGGAGTACGAGCGCGCGGCAGTTGAGGCTAAGGCTTTTGCCGCTGTGGGCTATGTCGGCGACATGCCGCCATCGGTGCAGTCCTGGGCCGACGCGGCCGAGCTGGAGCCGCAAGCGGCCGCCGACAGCATCATTGCCGAGGCTGACGCCTGGCAAGCGGCGCTGTATGCGATCCGTGCGGCCCGCCTCAAGGGCAAGCAATGGGTGCTCAAGGCCGTCAGTCATGACGCCGCCGAGGCGCTGACTGACACCGCGATCGCGGACATCCGCGCAAGCATCGCCGGGGTCGGCAACGCTGCCTAACCCTTGATTCAACCGCCTTGAGCGCCCCGCATTGTCGGGGCGTTTTTGTTTGTGCAGACAGCCGCGCCGGTCGCGGTTGTTTGCTTTTTGGAGATTGGCCTTATGAGTTTTTTTCACGGCGTCACAACCACCGATATCAAGACCGGCGCACGCACCATTTCCTTGCCGTCGTCGTCGATCATCGGCCTGTGCGACACCTTCACCCCGGGCATCCTCGGCGGCGGTACGGCGCTGGCCGGCGAGCTGAAGTTGATCACCACCGAGCGGGAAGCCATTGCCGCCTTCGGCGCCGATTCGGCGATCACCAAGGCCTGTCAGGCGATCTACACCAAGGCCAAGGCAGTGATCGTCGCCATCGGTGTGCCGAAGCTGGAAGACGCGGCGCTGCAAACCTCGGCGATCATTGGCGGGGTTCTGGCTTCCGGTAAGCGCACCGGCCTACAGGCCTTGCTCGATGGCAAAAGCCTGTTTAACGCCCAGCCGCGGCTGTTGATCGCGCCGGGACATACGGCCACTCAGGCGGTGGCCACGGCGCTCGATGGCTTGGCGCAGAAGCTGCGCGCGATCGGCATTATCGATGGGCCTGGCACCACCGATGAGGCCGCCATGGCCTACGCCGACAACTTCGGCAGTCGCAACCTGTTCATGGTCGACCCGGGCGTGCAGTACTGGGACACCGACACCAGCAGGACGGTCGATGCGCCGGGCTCCGCCTGGGTGGCGGGCTTATTCGCCTGGACCGATGCCGAGTACGGCTACTGGGCGTCGCCGTCGAACAAGGAATTCGTCGGCATCACCGGCACGACCCGAGCCGTCGAGTACCTGGACGGCGACGAAACCTGCCGGGCCAACCTGCTCAACAACGCCAATATCGCGACGATCATCCGCGACGACGGCTATCGCCTGTGGGGCAACCGCACGCTGTCGAGCGATCCGAAATGGGCATTCGTCACCCGCGTCCGCACGCTGTTCATCCTCATGGATGCGGTGCAAGCCGGTCACAAGTGGGCCGTCGACCGCTCGATCACCAAGACCTACGTCAAGGATGTGACGGACGGGCTTCAGGCGTTCATGAGCGACGAAAGGAATCGGGGCGCGCTGATCAACTTCGAAGTCTACCCAGATACCGAACTGAACACGGCCAGCCAAATCGCCCAGGGCAAAGTCTATTGGCGCATTCGCTTCACCGACGTGCCGCCGGCCGAAAACCCGAATTTCCTTTTCGAAGTCACCGATCAGTGGATGACCGAAGTTCTTGAAGCAGCCTAAGGGGCCTAGTCAATGATTCCTCAAACTTTGTTTAACACGAACCTGTTTGTTGACGGCGTGAGCTTTTCCGGCGACGTGCCGAACCTGACCCTGCCCAAGCTGACCACCAAGACCGACGAGTATCGCGGTGGCGGCATGGCCGGTGCCATCGAAATGGATCAGGGTCTTGAAAAAATGGAGGCGTCCTTTGTCACCAAGGGTGTGCGCCGTGAGTCGTTGAAGTACTTCGGTCTGGCCGATGGCACGGCCTTCAATGCGACGTTCCGTGGTGCCTTCAAGGGGCAAAAGGGCGCAGTGACGGCGGTGGTCGCCACCCTGCGCGGCCGGCTCAAAGAGGTCGACCTGGGCGACTGGAAAGCCGGTGATCCGGCTGAGATCAAACACGCCATTGCAGTCACGTACTACAAGCTCGAAATCGACGGGCGCCTGATGTACGAAATCGACATGGTCGCCGGTATTCAGGTGATTGACGGCAAAGACCAACTCGCCGACGTGCGCACCGCGCTCGGCCTCTAAGGGAATAGATCCAGATGACTCAAGTAAACGATAAGAAACTGCCGGCCTGGTTGGCGGTCACCGCAGAGAGCGCTGTCGTGACCCTCTCACGTCCCAGCGATGCCAACGGGGTCAAGGTCGAGACGTTGACCTTGCGGGCCCCGGCCGTGCGCGAAGTGCGGGCGGCTGATCGCGCCTCCAATGGCGATGACGAGCAGCGCGAGCTGATGTTGTTCGCGGGCTTGACCGAGGTTGGCTTGAAGGATCTGGAAGGCCTCAAGCTGGTGGACTATCGCCGTGTCCAGGCGGCCTATTCTCGCCTGGCACCGGATACCGATTACTCGACGTCGATGCCGTCGTGGTTGAAGGTCACCACCGATAACGTGCTGGTCACGCTGTCGTGCCCGAGCGAAATCAACGGCGTTATGGTCGATAAGTTGGCCTTGCGTTCACCGACCGTGCGCGACGTGCGCTCGGCGAATCGTGAGGCGGGCGGCGATGACGAGCAGCGCGAGCTGGTGTTGTTTGCCGCGTTGGCCGGTGCGCCTGTCGCGGATCTGGAGGGCCTGAAACTGGTGGATTTTAACCGCCTGCAGGCCGGCTATTTTCGTATGGACCAAGACAACGGGGTTTGACCCCGGCGTCATAAAAATGGCCGCGAAACGTCTGGCGGCGGAAACCGGATTTTCCGCTGCTGAGATTCAGTCGATGCCGTTTGCTGAGATGGTGTGGTGGCTCACGGATTGAGCCGCCTTCGGTAAGGCTGTGCAAATGAGGGCCATGACATGGCGAACAAGATCGCCCTCGGGCTGGTCATCGGCGGCGCCGTCAGTTCGACGGTCGGTGCCGCGTTCAAAGACGTAACGGGGCGCATCAAGCGCCTCGAGGCAGAAGGCAACAAGGCGCGCGTGCTGCAGCGCACGATTGGCGACACCATTCGCCTGCGCGATGAATGGAAAAAGGCCCATGACACCGGCGCCGCCGGAGCCTCCAAGTTATTGAGTCGGCTGAACTCCAATCTGGACAGCTTGAAAAAGCAGGGCGTCGAAGTCGGGCGTCTGGAGAAATCCTATCGGGCCATGGGGCAGGCGGCCAATAAAGCCGAGCTGAAGGCCAAGGGGCATCAACAGCTGGACGCCGGCAAGGCCGGTCTGAAAAAAGCGGTCGGTGCCGCTGTCGTCGGTGTGGGCTCT